CGTGTTCGTAAGCTAGATTATAGTATACAACTTAACTTAACAATGTATCAAAGATTGTTATCTGGTGGCAATATAACTTTGTTCTCGCCACACGATGTACCAGATTTATACGAAGCATACTTTGGTGATGCAGCAGTATTCCAAGAACTATATGAAAAGTACGAACGTGCTACAAGTATTAAGAAAAAGACTGTACCTGCAATGGAACTGTTTAGTGCGTTAATTAAAGAACGTGCTGAGACAGGACGTATCTACATTATGAATGTTGATCACTGTAATACACACAGTTCGTTTAAAGATAAAGTTTATATGAGTAACTTGTGTCAAGAGATTACACTACCAACTAAGCCACTTAATCACATTGATGACGAAGAAGGCGAAATTGCGTTATGTATTCTTAGTGCTATTAACGTAGGCACATTACGTTCATTAGACGACTTAGAGGAGCTCTGTGAGCTTGCAGTACGTGCTTTAGAAGAGATCATTGACTACCAACGTTATCCTATCAAGGCAGCAGAAATTAGTACAAAAGCAAGACGCAGTTTAGGTGTAGGATATATTGGCTTAGCACACTATCTAGCACGACAACACGCAAAGTATGAAGATGGAACTGCTTGGCAACTTGTACACGATTTGAGTGAAGCATTCCAGTATTACTTACTTCGTGCAAGTAACAAACTTGCACAAGAACGCGGTGCTTGTGAATACTTTAGTCGTACTAAATACGCTGACGGTATCCTTCCTATTGATACATACAAAAAGGAAGTTGATACAATTGTGGAGAACAAGTTAAACTATGATTGGGATAGCCTACGCAATGACATTAAGGACCACGGTCTACGGCACAGCACATTGTCCGCACAAATGCCTTCAGAGAGCTCATCCGTTGTGTCGAACGCAACAAACGGAATTGAGCCACCTAGAGGATACTTGTCCGTTAAGAAGTCAAAGAAAGGGCCTCTTAAGCAGATTGTTCCGCAGTATCAAACGCTAAAGAATCACTATACATTGTTGTGGGATATGCCTAACAACACAGGATATATTAATGTAGTTGCAGTAATGCAAAAGTTCTTCGACCAAGCTATTAGTGGCAACTGGTCATACAATCCTACGCACTTCCCTGACAATGAAGTTCCGATGAGTCAAATGATGAACGACTTGCTAACAACATACAAGCTAGGTTGGAAGACATCTTACTACCAAAATACATACGATTACAAAACTGATCCAAGTGAGTTGGAAGATGAGAAACCAATGGAAACACTTGCACCTGTTATTGAGATGGATATGGATGACGAAGAGTGTGAAGCCTGCAATATCTAACAAAATAAAGGTTGACATAGTATGATAAGTACGTTATATTAAATAGAAGAGATATATAGGAAGAAGAGAATGGCAAAGACCGTATTCAACAAAGAAAAAGTAGATTTTACAAAACAAAATATGTTCTTCGGAGCAGATCAAAACACACAGCGTTACGATACTTTTCGTTTCCCTGTGTTTGACAAACTTAATCAAACAATGCTTGGTTACTTTTGGCGTCCAGAAGAAGTAAGTCTACAAAAAGACCGTGCTGACTTTGCTAATTTTCGACCAGAACAAAAACACATTTTTACCAGCAACTTAAAATACCAAACACTACTTGACAGTGTCCAGGGTCGTGGTCCGTGCCTAGCATTTTTGCCGCACGTTTCGCTTCCTGAACTAGAAGGCTGTATTGTTACTTGGGACTTCTTTGAAACAATCCACTCACGTAGCTACACACATATTATGAAGAACGTGTACGCTGACCCGTCAGAAGTATTTGATACTATTTTAGATGACGAAAAGATTATTGCTCGTGCAACTAGTGTTACCAAGCACTACGATGCATTTACAGCAGCCGCGGATGCCTACAATCACCGCGGTGAAGGCGATATGCACGATGTTAAGAAGAAACTATATCTTGCAATGCAGACTGTAAACATTCTAGAAGGCTTGCGTTTTTATGTAAGTTTTGCTTGTACGTTTGCATTTGGTGAATTAAAACTAATGGAAGGTAGTGCTAAGATTATTAGTCTTATTGCTCGTGACGAAGCACAGCATTTAGCACTAAGCACACACGTATTGAAGCTATGGGCTCAAGGCAAAGACGATCCAGAAATGGCTAAGATTGCTAAAGAGTGCCAAGAAGAAGTATACGACTTATGGCGTGAATGTGTTCTAGAAGAAAAAGATTGGGCAGACTACTTGTTCAAAGACGGATCAATGATTGGACTTAATGACAAACTGTTACATCAGTATGTTGAGTACATTGCTAATCGTCGACTAAAGGCGCTGGGTATGGATGCTATATTCGATGCACCAGTTAATACTAATCCGCTACCGTGGACACAGCATTGGTTATCAAGCTCAGGCTTACAAGTTGCTCCACAAGAGACAGAAGTAGAATCTTACATTGTCGGCGGCATCAAACAAGATGTGTCAACTGACAGTCTTAAAGGATTTAGTTTATAATGATTGAAATTTACGGCAAGCCGCAGTGTCCGTTTTGCGATAGAGCAAAGGCACTTTGTGAGCAAAGAGAATTAGAATACACATACAAACAACTTGGTACAGACTTTACCCGTGAGGAAGTACTAGAGATGTTCCCCGGAGCACGTACCTTTCCACAAATAAAAGTACACGGTACAAGCATTGGCGGATACGATAAACTAGGTACTTACCTAGAGGAAACTAACTACAACGGAACAGGACACTCACTATAATGCTTATTGAAACACCTTATAAAATCGGAGACGTAGTGTCTCTAAAACTAAGTTCAGGCGAAGAGATACTCGGACGCTTGGAATCAGAAGATACTAACAACTACACACTTAAAAAGCCAATGGTGCTTATCGCACAAGAGAAAGGATTAGGACTTGCTCCTTTTATGTTCTCAGTGTCACCTGATGGTAAGTTTGTTATGAAAGCAAACTCAGTAAGTTGTGTGGCTAAGACTGAATCAGAAATTAGCAAACAGTATATGGCACAGACAAGCGGAATTGCGTTAGTCTAATGCCAGGCGTTAGTCGAGATAATGATACAGCTGGCGGGGATTTAATTCCTAGCCAGACTACTGTCTTTGCTAACGATGAAGAAATTATTGTCGACGGCGATGACGTAGCAGGGCACGGCTCTGGAGCACATTCTGCTCCTACAATTCCAGCAAGTGGTATTAATCCTAATGTATATGTTGGCAATAAACTTGCTATCGTAAAAGGTGATCCTGCTACTTGTTCTGATCCTGCAACTGGAAGTGGTAATGTTTGGATACACGAAGGATTTGTTCCACCGGTTATTCTTTCACCAGCACAAGCGGCTGCAACTGATGCCGCAATAGCAGACGCTATTGCTAATCCTCCTACTATAGTAGGCGACGTTGGCGGACAAGTTCCTCAAGTATACGAAGGAGCTCCAGCAGCGGGCGTAGACGATATGGGCACTACTGCTCCATTAGTTGATGCAAGCGCAGCAAGTTCGACAGCAGCAGCAGACGGTATACCAGGCTTTTTAAGTCAAGTATTAGCAGAAGCAAACAACAATGATTGGGACGAAACTGTAGATCCTAGTAATGGTAACATTCTTAATATATGGTCAGAGCTAGGCTTTCCTGATACGGCATATTGGAAAACAGACCAAACACCTTGGTGTGCAGGATTTGTAAACTGGGTACTAAAACGTACAGGTTACAAATATATGCAAAGTGCTAGAGCATATGACTTTAGAGATAAGACCAGTATATATGGCGGAGTACCAGTTCCACTGTCAGACGGTCAGCCTGGAGACATTGTAGTTTGGAGTTACAGTCACGTAAACTTTATATATACATCTCCAAGTCCGGGGACGTATACTTTTGTAGGCGGAAATCAAAGTGATAAAGCAAGTCCTACCAACAATAATCCATCAGGTGGAACAATTACGCATAGTCACCAATATGGTTGGACTGAGTCTAGAGGCAAGGTTACAGGCATATATCGTCCGGTTAGATCATAACCACATTTAAGACTCCTTAAACGTACATTTATTAAATATTATTGACATTAAAAAACAATAGGAGAAAATAATGGCAAATCACGAAGAAATCGTACAAGCATTTAACAACTACCTAACTGAACACGAAACGTTCGAAGGTAAAGGCGTAAAAGCTGCGGCCACAAGAGCCAGAAAAGCACTTGGTGAACTAGGCAAACTTACGAAAGAGCGTAGAAAAGAAATCCAAGATAAAAAGAACGCAATGTAATGAGCGGTCAGCGGCGATGGATCAAAACCTGGGCCCGCACTGTAGGTATGCCAATTGGCATCACCGATGATGATAAGCCAGAGTTCCTTCCTATATCACAATCAAGTGTAAAGAAGGCACTGGCTTTTCGTACCTTTTGGATAGTACTTCACATAGTAACGTGTTGTAGTATTATTGCAGGGAACGGTAGAAATTTAGGATTTTGGTAATGCGATATTACCTTGGACAATGCGAATTTAAGTGGACACACGCAAATACACAGCTAGAAAAAATATGGGTCCAGCGTGAACTAGGTGACGAACTTTATAAAATTGTAGAAACAAACGATTGGAAATGGACACTAATGCATTCAGATAGCATAAGTCTGCCAGGAGATACGTACTGTCGTTGTGACATATATGTAGAAATACCAGACTCAAAACAAGCTACACATTTTGTACTTAAATATCCTCGAGCAAAACAAGTGGAGAAGATACTATGATGTGGGTAGACTATAACATAACTCAAATGGGAGAAAACTTTCGTGTAGAAGGTGATTGGCCAGGAGAAGTAATGGGCTTAATGCAAGACGGGACAAAGAAAGAAAGTGTTCTATATAGGCCCGGAGATGTATTCATTGTAAACGAAGGCGGCTGGTTAGTTAAATCAGATCAATTAACATCAATGATATTAAAGCACGATACAAAAAAGGCAGCAAACGATGAAGTGTAAGAAAGGTGATATAGCGGTAATCAAATGGTCAGTGAATCCACAAAACGTAGGCCGTATTGTAAAAGTAGCAGAACTAATTGGACATTTTGAACGGGGTACACATTTTCATTTTAATGGAATAATGTGTCAGGCTGCTGTTACTGATAATTATTGGTGGATTGAAGCTGATGATCTAAATATTAT